AGTGCTCTATAAGGTTTATAAGATTGATAAGCTGATTCATCAGGCCAACCAAAGAATGAGTGATCTCCTTGTTGGCATTCATACTCTAAACAAGCTGCTCTAGCTTGAGCTTCAAATGTTGATAACATTCGTTGTAATCCAGGGTTAGATACTAACTGTACAGCAGCTCTACCTGAAGCTTTATATATTATATACCTTTGGAATGGTGAAGGTATATCCTCAAATTTCAACAGCCTTACTTTATTAACATAAAAGTAATCATCATCAGGGAATTCAAATGTATGGTTTACTCTATCATACATCTTCCATATCCCATCAGTGGTATCTTTTCTTCTTACAAAGTCACGG